AAACTCTTGGTCTTAATAGGCTCGTAGCTCAGCTGGTTAGAGCACCACCTTGACATGGTGGGGGTCGTTGGTTCGAGTCCAATCGAGCCTACCAACGAAGATGTAAGTCATTGTTTTAACTTTGTAAATACTCGCCACCAAGCGATCAGGTTGCCCCTAAAAAGGCGTTGATCTAAAGAGTGTTTAGGAGTGAAAAATGACTGTTTTATTTGATGTTTTATGCGAGGGGTATATCGCCAAAAAGTCTGTCCTCAAGGATGGAACTGATAACACCCGCATTGGTGAGATTCAAAATCGCCTTGTTTTCTGGAGCAAGCAGTTCGGCTCTATCCCAGTCACAGAGATCACGCCCGATATGGTCGATGACGCTCTGTTTGAACTGAGGAAAAGGGGCAAGTTCCAGCCCAAGCGAAATAAACCCTCTGAGGAACTCTCAGAGCCTCTCGCACCATCCACGATCGCCCGATACTTCTCCGAACTGGCTGGAGTATTCAAATACGCCCGAAAAGAGCGAGCCTTTCGGATTACCCGTTCATGGATTCCGCCAACAAGGGGCGCAGACCTTCCAGAGCAAGGAGAGCCTGACAGTCGATACTTCGACCAGTCCGAGGTCGAAAGACTCGTCAAAATCGCCCGTATGCTCGATTTAAGCTGGGGGAGGATGGTTGCCCTTATCGAAGTGGCGTTCTGCACAGGATTACGCTCTGGCAACCTCAAAGACCTCGATTGGGGTGCTGTTGATCTGGACTCTGGCGTGATTACAGTCGGATGCACCAAGAACGGCGATCCCATTGTTGCCCCGTTGTCCACCAACGCCAAGGCAGAACTATCAAAACTTCCCAATAAGTCTGGACTCGTCTTTGTGAACAAGAAGGGTGAGGCATTCCATTGGCGCAAGCTATGGGACAAGATCACAGCCGAAGCGGGATTCGCTGGATATAACTTCCACCTCCTTCGCCATTCATGCGGATCGGCAATGGCAAAGGCTGGCGTATCGCAAGCGAATATCATGAACATCATGGGACATCGAAGCCTGAACGCCTCTAAGCGTTATATGCACCTCAATGTCGCTGGCAAACAAGATGTTGTTTCGAGGGTTTTTGGATGAGTGAATTAACTAAACAGGAGTTGTGGGACTTACTGGGCGAGGACTATCTCGAGGCTTATGCAAGTAAGCCAGTCGAGGAGATTCTGGCGCAGTTGGTTCAGGCTCATCAAGAGATCAGCCAACTCAAGGAGACTGTTGCTTATCTGTATAGCCACACTCGAGATAGCGTCAGGGACATCGATCCCGAACGCAACGAAAAAATCAAAGACTGGATTGAGCGTGGTCTGAGCGATAAATCGATTAGCAACTATCTGGTTGATGGCATTACCCCAAGGATTGTGGAGAGGGTTCGTCTGGAGATGGGAATTAAAAAACCCAAAGGGCGACCGAAGAAATCGCCATAAGTTCTACAAAACAACACCCAACAAAAATAAATTAAATCCCCGTGTATGCGGGGATTTTTTTCGTCTGTGTAATCCACCTTATCGCATGGTGGCGATGTTTACAAAATATTGACGAGAGGACTTAATTTAATGGAAACAGTTGTAAAGATGTCGGAAATAAAACCCGCCACAACTTGGTGGGAAGAAGAAGGGCGAGTGTTTTTCACAACGCCTTCCTCGTGGGAATGGTTCAAGCGTCACAACGCTGTCGAACTAGCGGAATCAGGTGCGCTGATCCTTGGCAAGGGTAGGGCATCGGACAAAGTTGCTCCGCATATCTCCCAAGTTGTTCTGGGGATTCTCAAACGCAAGTCAATCGAATCAGCAAAACGCCTTGAGCAGAAAGTGGCGAACGCATGAATTACATCCTCAAAAAAATGCTCGAACAACAAAACAAGTTGAGGCAATGGATTCCTGTATTTGAGGAGTTGATTGACCACCCAGACATGGAGAAGGTCAAAGAGTTCGCCGACTCAGATTCTTGGGTCAAGGTAGATGTTGCGTATCGCCGTATGCAAATTTTGATGGCAACAGAAATATGAACCCTAAAAACAAAACGGGACTTGATGGTGTTCAGACCAATCAAATCCCTAAATCCCCATTAGTAATCACTCAAAACAAGGATCTAAATCAATGATACATACCCTTGAATCACAAGCCAAGAAGCGTGGCAATCAAAATTTTGATGCTGTATCTTCCGCAATCTGCCAGTTCTGCAAGAGCGCACCCGCCATTCCAGCCCTAGAGGTTTTTCCAAAGGAAGGTGATCCATTCAAGTTGATTCGCTATACCTTTGGCGGGTCGTTCATGACCATCCGCACCATTCGCAAAGGCGTAGAGGTCAGCATTCACAAACGCTTCACCCTTGATGTCCCTAACGATCGCTATGTCGATCAACAGTTGGTCGCTGAAGTCAAAGCCTATCTGAAGAAGTCATTGGTGGATGTTCGCTGGCAGATCAAACAGTCGAAGGAGAAATGATGACTTCGAAAGAATACTTTGCCCCTGAACCCGATCTCATAACCACTTCTCGCCAGAGCATTGAGTTAACAGTTTCCGCCTCAGTTATTGCGGGATTCGCCCTGTCTGCGGTTGGCATAAATGCAGATCACATCATGTCAGCCGTTTTAACGAAGATGAAAGCTCTCTATCCATCTCTCCCAGAGGATGAATTGGCGATCTATGCCGAAGAAGGTGCTCGGTCAGCAATTCGATTCACCAAGTTCCTTGGAATCTTTCGTCAACCAAACGATGGGAGCATTCAATGAATGTCAGCAACCTCCTAGATCGGCTTGAGAGCGTCCGCAAGGTCGGCGATGGACGATGGATGGCTCGTTGCCCTTCCCACCAAGACAAACGAGCGTCTCTGGCTGTTACGGAGCGAGATGGACGGCTGTTGATTCATTGCTTTGCTGGCTGTGAGACTCGTTGGGTTCTTGGCGGAATTGGTCTGGATATGAATGATCTGTTTGAGAAGCAACCAGACAGCACGATCAAACCAATCAAGCGCAAATGGTCGGCACATCAAATCTTGATGGGTCTTGGCGAATCAATGAGTCTCGTGGCGTTCTATCTCCAGCGACTCAAGAGCCAATCACTCACTAACGAAGAACAAGAACACTTTCAGACACACGCCAATCGTGTGATTTTGTTGTGTCATGAAGGATGCAAAGAATGAACGAAATCGAAAAGATGAAAAAGGAGTTGGATGTGCAAGCCAAGCAAGCCATCAAGATCAAGCCATTCTCCTATGTGGACTACATACCCCCAAGGAAGATCATCACGATCGGCGGGATGAAGTGCTATGCCAAAGGCTTCTTGTCTGTGACGGGCGGTGCTGGCGGTGTTGGCAAGTCATCTCTGGCGATTGTGGAGGAGTTGAGTCTAGCTTATGGCGTTGACCTTCTGGCTCATCTGCCAGTCGATCACCTTGTATATCCACCTCTCAAGTGCGGTCGTCAGCGAGTCTGGAGTATGTGTCTCGAGGATGATGAGGAGGAGCATCAAAGGCGAGTCAATTCGGCTCTCAAGCACTACAAACTCGACCCGAATGAACTGGATGGATGGTATTTCGTTACCTACAAGAACGACTCCCCTGTGACAGTTGCCTCTCTTGGGTCTGACGGATTCATCGTGTCACCACAAGTCGAGCAGATCGAGTCAATCATCAATGAGAAAAGGATTGATGTGTTGATGGTTGATCCATTCGTGAACTCTCATGCCGTCCCTGAGAACGACAACGGATCAATGAATAAGGTTGCTGATATTTGGCGATCCTTATGTCAGAGGCTTGGGATTGCAAGCAATCTAACGCATCACATTCGGAAGTTGAGCGGAATCTCAGAGGTCTCCTCGGACGATCTAAGGGGTGCTGGATCGGTCGTGAGTGCCGCTCGATTGGTCAGGGTTATCGCTCCAATGAGTAAGGAGGAAGCAACTCGCCTTGGCATTGATGAGGCTCAACGGAGGTTTTATGTCTGGGTCAACCCAAATGCCAAAGCCAACATCGTTCCTCCAGCGGGCAATCGCTTTTGGTTTCATCTGGAGAGCGTTGACCTCGATAACGGTGAAGGCGAATGGGAGTCTGACTCAATCGGTGTCATCGAGTATTGGCAACCACCAAAAGACATTGGAATGAACGCAACAAGCACTCATGGCGCTTTGTTTTCGAATTTGATTGGGAAGGATGATGCTTACAAGATTGGACATTGCCGAACAAGTTCCCAGTCAGAAGGTTGGATTGGATATTTGATAGCAGACATTTTGAATTTGGATATGAGCGCCGAAAACAAGAAGTCCATCAAGGCCGTGATTAAAAACATGGAGAAGTCAGGGTTCTTGAAAGAGTCAAATCTTGTTGATGAAAAGAGTCGAGATAGACCTTGTTTTGAAGTTCTAAAGCCACTTCATTTTGATGATTCTGAGGAGGCATTTTGATTCAATTTCTCCACCTCTCTCCACCTTTCTCCACTAGGTTGGGAAAGTCCGAAATCCCAACCTCTCCACTTCCCAACCTCCCTATATGGGAGTTGGGAGTGGTGGAGAGGTGGGGAATCTCCACCTTGAGAGAAATTGTTGGCATCAAAACAACCAACATTGTTGTCGGTTTATCAATTAACGAAATTGGCAGTAATTTAAAAAAGAAGGAGAAGTGAATGAAGAACAAAAAACAAGAAGTTCAGAAGGGAATATTTCTATTGGTCAATCTTAGGACTGGAGTGATGGATGGCTTTTACAGTCATCGAAGTGGCGCACAAGAATCGCTGGACTTCTTTGAGAAGGAGTTGAAGGCGACTGGCTGGGTATTAACGGAGATATTAGGTAAGGATCAGGGAAAAATCAATCTGCCCAACAACCTATTTCATGCAACCGCTGGATCAATTGCGAATGAGAAGTTAGTTCTTCAGATGTATCGATAACCAAAAGGAGCAACAAATGAATAGATGTAACGATTGCAAGTATTTCGACAAGATCAACAACGAGGGCGGTGCGTGTCATGCAATGCCACCAACATTGTTCAAGGATTCGGATGGAATTAACGAACACAGACCTTATGTGCCAATGAGTGCCATCGCTTGCTCCCTCTATAAGCCTTCCAATCAGATGATTGAGGACTTGGTGGCATGACCCCCTTGGCTCAATGAACGCACACCCCACAACCCCCTTTTTGTTGGAGTTGGAGGCATCGCCCGAGCGTAGCCTCCATTCGAACGAATGCTAAGTATGAGATCACACAGGAAACAATATGACTACTAAACCACGCAAGACCCGAATTGATTCAACGACCGCTCAGATCGACATGATCCAGAGCAAACCGCCAACCACTCAAGTCAATCTGACGGAGGCTCAATACCTCTCGGCGATTCTCAAGAGCAAGCCAACGGACTCATGGACTCCCAACGATCTGAATGTCGCCAAGAGCCTCTCACGCCTCATGAAGTATTTCGAGACCATTCAGGCTCAACTGTTCGAACAAGGTGCAACGATCATCAACCGCCAAGGCAACATCGCCCTGAACCCCGTTCAGAACGCCGTCACGCAGACCTCGACCGCCATTGGTAAGTTGATGGGTTCAATTGGCTTGTCCGCTTCCCAGAGAGGCGTAATGAAGTCTCGGGAAAAAGATCAATGGATGACTGAGGCAACTGTCAAAGGTTATCGACTCGATGAACCAACGGAGCAACTCGAAGCCGAGCCTGACTGGAGTGCGATGGCGAAACAACTGGGTGGCAAGTAATGACGATATTCAAAATCACCCACGAACAGATGGTTGAGATGATGAATGGTCACGAACCTCCAATGAATCGAGATCAAGCCGATGGCTATTTCAAAGTATTCAAGACGAGGGTTCTGGAAAAGTATGGACAAGGACAAGTGAACGCCCTTTATCTGCTCGGTGGCATCGCTCCCGATTGTTTTCACGAATGGGTTGCATCCCGCAGAGCGATATAAACATTGGGAAAAATGCGAACTTTTTGCCCTCTAGTAATTGGAGAGGGGTGATTCGAAAATATTGGTTATGGAAACTTTAGAACAAATCAAATCGTTGATGAACCAAGCCGAGACCGAGGGGCGTGACCTTACGGAAGAAGAACTCGAGCAAGTCGAAACCTTGGCGAAATCCTACGAAGTAGAACCAATCACCCCTCCAACACCCGAAGAAGGAACAGAAATGAACGCACCCGCACCGATCGAAGTAATTAAGACAATCGAATTAAACACCCCAGCAGAGTTGACTCTGGCTGAACAAATCCAGAAGGCTTTGCCCGACATCAACAAGGGTCAAGGATTTAACGCCGAAATCTCCACAAAGGGATTAGGCATCACAGGCACAAACACCTCCAATACTGGCGGAACAAAGATCAGCGTTCCCAGCGAATGGGCTGGCTTTCAGTTATTAAATCGCCCCCTCAAGAATCGCTTGTTCGATGTGATCCCGCATCGTGCTATTACTGGTCAGACTGTCAATTATGTTCAATTGAGCCTTACCAATTCCGCTGTCGCTGTGAAGGAATTAGGTTTGAAGCCACAATCCGCCATCCCAGCGATGAGCGTTACTGCCGAGCCTTTGACATTCGCCCATTGGATCGAGATATCAAAACAGCTTCTTAGCGATGCAAGTGGTATCGACTCAGCCATTAGCCAACTCTTGATGACTGGCTTGATTAACGCTGTTGATGCAAGTATTTACACCGAAGTCGCCAAATTAGCGACCGCATACACACCAACATTGACTGGCTCTGACATCTTCGCTGAGATCAAGGTGAAGTTAGAGTCACAAGGTGCAACCGATGTTGTAATCGCCATCAACCCAACAGACTTCTTGTCAGCATCAATCAAGAAAACAACTGGCTCTGGCGAATACTTAGGAATCAGCCCAGTTGCTCCAAGCAATATCATTTCTTGTCCTAGCGTTCCTGTTGGCAAGTTACTAGCGTTTGATCCTTCCGCTCTTTGCTACTTCGAGCGAGAGACTGCAAACATTCAAGTCGGTTATTCGGCAGATCAGTTTGTGAAAAACGCTGTGACTATCCTCGCTGAATTGCGTGGCATCGCTGGTGTTCTCAATCCGAACTTGGTATTGAGTTCTTCTGTTGCCGTTCCTTTGGACGCTCCAGCGGTTTAATCGATGATTAAAGGACTTATTTCTCGTTACTGGGGCGGAACAATGCCCCTAGCGGGCTTGCCTTACTTGGGAACGGAGCTTCGCAACCTGACGGCTTCCACAACCAAGATCACTCCAGAGTCATTGGCGGTCACTCGCCGATGCGTTGGCTTACTGAGTGATGGCGTTTGCTCGACCGCTCTCCAGATGGTTCGCTATTTGGGAACGGGCGGGAAAGAAGTCATTCTCGATACACCCACAGCAAAGGCATTAAAACGCCTCAGATACACCGATATGGAAACAGTTCTCCAAGATATGCTCTATCTGGGGAACGGCTTCCTGAAGGTCGTTAAAACCGACACAAGGGTTCGTTTTATTGCGATCCCAGCGTGGCGAGTCTCCATTGCTATTGATGCAAGCGGTGGCGTGTATTACCAAATCGCAAAAGACCCAAACATCAACCTCCCAGAAGAAACATTGAGACCTTGGGAGATGGTTCATCTCAAATATCGAGTTGATGCTCAGAATCCGCTCATCGGCGTTTCGCCCTTGCGCTTGGTGAGCGGTTCTATCTCAGCAATTGTTGAAACCTACCATCTTCAATCTGCCCTCTCAAAGAATCTGGCTAACGCTGGATTGATCCTATCAACTGACTTGCCTCTTAATGGCGATCAGACTCAGAAGTTGCGTCAGAACGCTAATGAGAAGGCACAACAGTTCATGTCAGGTGGCACAGTCATCCTGTCTCATGGCATTAAACCCGTCCCATCACATATCTCTCAGTCGATCAAAGACCAAGAGTTGATTGAGGCGATGAATTTTTCTGTGGAAGAAATGTCCAGAGTCTTTGGTGTCCCACCAACACTCCTTGGCTTCTCCAAGAACACCTCTTATGCGACCTCTAGCGAGGAGCGTAGAGCCTTCCTTACCAACACCCTCAAGCCACTCATGATCCGCATTGCTGACGGCTTTGCACAGACCCTCTTGAGTGATGAGGAGATTGATTCTGGCGTAAGTCTGGAATTTGATTCCTCTGACTTTGGTGCTGGCAAAGAATTAGCCGAGACATTGAGTTCACTCATCAACTCTGGCGTGATGACTGTTAATGAATCACGCAATCGCATCGGATTACCCGACATCGATGGCGGTGACATCGCAAGAAGTCCAGCCAACACAAGTCCGATCTCAAGCGTGCAAACCTATGTGCATCAAACCAAACAATCCAACGGAACTACACAATGAGCCAAATTG